CGACCTAGTGGTAGCCGACGAAGTTTGGGATATTTCGGAAGCGGCCATAGACGAAGGTTTATTACCGTCGCAACGCGCGCGCAAAAACCCGTTGTTTGTAATGATGTCTACAGCCGGTACGCAAGACAGTAAAGCCATGTTGCGTTGGCGCGAACAAGGGTTAAGGGCTATAGATAGCGGCGAACAAACTAAATTATATTTTGCCGAATTTAGCCCCCCGCCGTCTATGGATTTAATGACGCCTAAAGCCTGGGCGTACGCAAACCCAGCGCTAGGCCATACGTTAGAAATGTCTGTAATTGAGGCAGAAAGCGAAGCGCCAAACCGCAACGCCTTTTTACGTGCGTCGGTTAACACGTGGACAGCAACACAAAACGGTTGGCTAGAACCTGGCGTATTTGAGGCGCTGCAATCCGAGGACCCAATACCCCCAGGCGGAATACTTGCTATCGAGGTAGACACCGACGGCGCGCTATACGTCGGCGTTAGGGCCGTACAAGTAGGGCTAAAAACGGCGGTTACTGTTGCGTTTGTTGCGGGAACACTTGCCGAAATGTGGCGTCTGGTTGAAGCGGAAATAGCGGTAGGGCCAACGCTACGCCTAGCAATTACGCCAGGCCTTGAAATACATTTACCGCCAAATATGGAACGCCGTAAAACTATTGTTGGCTACCGCGAATTACTAAAATGGACTAGCCCAGTTAAAAATATGATTATAGAAAACCGCATTTACCACCACGGCGAAAACCAGTTAATTGAACACGTCGAGCGCGCCGTACTGATAAAACACCAAGGCAGCGTAGCCCTGTCGTCTACGCGTAGCCCTGGGCCTATCACGTTGGCTAGGTGCATGGTTTGGGCTGCCGCGTTGGCGTCTAAACCGCAGCTTGTCGGCAAACCGTTAGTAGTTGCGCTAAACCGCTAATGTTGTGACGGCACTACCTACGACGGCTTACCTTTTCGTCGGGAAAAGAAATAGACCGCTTCACCGTGGGTAGTGCCACCAAACTTTTAACAGATATGGCAGACTAAACGCATGGCGTTATTTAACAAAGTCAACAAGGCCGCTATAGGTACTACCGTTAAAGCGGCGGCTAGTGGTTCAAATGTTGGCGCGTCACAACTTGATAACTTTTATGCGTTTACCCAAGGCGCTACCCGCCAACGTGCTATGGCCGTACCGGCTATTACTAGGGCGCGCGATTTGTTGGCGTCAGTTATTGGCTGTACGCCGTTGTCAATGTATAACGAAATTTGGAACCCTATTACGCGCGAACTTGAACAAATTCAAATTGCCCCGCGCGCCTGGACTAGGCAGCTTGACCCGTCGCTACCAAATAGCACAACGCTTGCCTGGTTATTTGACGATTTGTTTTTTACCCAGCGGGCGTTTCTTTACATTACCGAAAGGTCTAGCGACGGATACCCAAAAAGTTTCCAACGTATGCCCTCCGCGATGTGCACAACCACCGACCAGGCCGGTCCGGTTTTTTTTGCGCCGTCTAAACAAATAATGTTTAGCGGTTTACCTATTGACCACCGCGACGTAGTGCAATTTATTAGCCCTATTCAAGGTTTACTTTTTACTAGCCCTAACGCGGTTTTGACGTCGCTTAAGCTCGAGCAGGCAAGGCTACGCAACAGTTCTAGTTTGCTTCCTACGGGCGTATTGCGGCAGGTCGCGGGCGAGCCTTTAAGCGCCGAGGAATTGCAACAGTTGGGCCAGTCGTTTGAAACGGCGCGCCTTACAAATTCCGTAGCGGTTCTTAACGAATTTGTTACGTACACAGAAACGAACAGCGACGCTAGTAAACAAATGTTGGTTGCAGCTAGTGAGTACCAGGCGTTAGAAATTGCGCGTTTAGCAAATTGCCCACCGTATTTGTTGGGCGTCGCAACGGGAAGTTACAGTTACCAAAACAGCACCCAAGCGCGACAGGATTTGTATATGTTCGGCGCCAAATTGTTTATGGACTGTATAGCCGAAACGCTAAGTATGGGTAACGTATTGCCCCGTGGTACCTATTGCAAATTCGATATAGAAAGTTACCTATCCGAAAGTTACCTATCCGAATATGACACACCCGCAGAAGTTGACGAAGTAGGAGTAATGCCAAATGCTTAAATTAGTGCAACAAGATTTAAAGATTGACGCAGCCGAACCTAACGGTATGCCACGCCGAACCCTTGCCGGTCTAGCGTTGCCGTACAACGTTGAGGCAACAGTAAACGACGGCACAAAAGTTATGTTTATGCCAGGCAGTTTAAACGCAAGCGAAAAAATGCCGAAAATGTATCTAAACCATGACAGCACCAAGGCCGTAGGAATTGTTACAAGTTTGATAGATACGCCAGGCGGCATGATGTACGAGGCACGAATAAGCGAAACCGCGTTGGGCAACGAGGCGCTAATATTGGCAGCCGACGGCGTACTAGACGCGGTAAGTGTTGGCGTTAACCCAACCCGTTTTAGTTACGACGAAAAAGGCACAATGATTATAGAAAGTGCCGATTTCCAAGAATTATCGTTAGTGCCCTACGGGGCGTTTGCGGGCGCGTCAGTAGACCGCGTAGCCGCGTCGCAGGGTATCCCACAAGACGAACAAGAAGTAGATAATATAGAAACCGAAACACCTAACGAGGAGTTAGACAACATGGAACAGCCAACAGACACCCCAACAGTTATCGAAGCCGCACACGTAGCGCCAATCGTTTACGCCCAACCGCGTAGCTTCAAATTGCCAAGCGCTGGCGAATATATCGCAGCGTCACTACAGGGCGGCAGCGTACTTGCAGAAATGAACGCAAAAATTCAAGCTGCAGCACCGGACATTACCGCCGACCCAAGCTTGCCAGGAATTTTGCCTGAAATCATCACCGGCAGCGTCTACGACGGACTTAACCCGATTAGGCCGTTTGTCAGTGCAATCGGGACTAGGGCAATGCCAGGCGCAGGCGCAACATTTCGCCGACCAAAAATTACTGTACGCCCAGTAGTCGACGAACAAACACCCGAACTAGACCAACTAAACCCGTCTACTGTCACCGTGTCAAACAACAACGTCGACAAAAAAACTTTCGGTACGTTTGTTACAATGTCCGAACAGGCCTTGGACTGGAGTGACCCCGCTTCAATTAACATTGTTTTAAATCAGTTGGCTATTGCCTACGGACAAGCAACGAACACGTACGCCGTGACAGAGTGCCAAGGCGCAATTTCACAAACAACATCAGTTGCCGACACGTCGGACCCTGCCGACTGGATAGCAGCAATTTACGAAGGCGCCCGCCAAATTTCGTTAAATACAAACTACCTACCTACGCATATGGTGGTAACACCTGGTACTTGGGCCGCGTTGGGTTCATTGGTTGACAGCACAGGCCGACCAGTATTTCCACAAATTGGGGCTATGAACGCGCCAGGCCAGTTGGCAGCTAACACTTGGAACGGCAATCCGCTTGGCCTTGTGCTTGTAGTCGATAAAGATACCCCAGGTTCATTTATGGGCCACGCAGCCGGCCCAGCTGCAGGTTTTGAATTTTACGAACAGCAAAAGGGCGCCATTTCAGTAGACGTACCTAGCACCTTGGGCCGCACTATTGCGTACCGTGGTTACGCTGCAACGTTTATGGCAGACGCTACAAAATTCGTTAAATTCGTTTAATCGAAAGGCGGCCTAACCGCCATGACGCAGGTATACCAGGTAGCGCATAAAACGCTAATAGAAAATTACGCAGTTTTAGAAACGCTTACACCTAACGAAGTTTATGTAGGCGCGTCTATTGTTGTAGCAGGCGTTGACGCAACTTTTAACGGAACTGTAACCGTTTACGACGTTCCCGAATATTTGTTTATCGGCGTAGACGACGACGGCGATTTACTTTTTAATTATGAGGTGCCTGTACCTTTTCAAATTCTGTACGCAAAAACAGCCGCAGACGTCACGCGTACAACAGCAACGGGAACCGTAACGCTAGGTACAATTTCGTGCACGTGGGTTACAGCCGGTCAAATTGAGGACTGGCTAGGTATCGGTACAGCGTCGGCACTCGATACAACTTTTCTTACACAATGCGCGGCAGCTGCAAACGACTTTTGTTTTCAACGCCGGCTAGAAAGCGGCTACATAGACCAAAAAGCAACAAGCCCTAGTAACAGCGTCACCCTGGGCACTATCGCCTATGGGGGTTTTCTGTATCGACAGCGTGGCGCGGTAACAGATTTTGCCAGTTTTGACGGCCTGCCTGCAGGTAACAGCGTCGGTCTGTCGCCAATGATTAAACAGCTACTGGGTATTCCCCGCCCGCAGGTTGCGTAATGCCTGTTGCGTTTACAGACCTGTTTAACGAGGCGCTAGACGACTTGGCAGCGTCGCTAAACACCATTACAGGGCTACAGGTAGTTACAGACCCCCGTAACCTTGTACCGCCTTGCGCGTTTATAGACGCCCCTACGTTTAGCGTGTATTCAAATAATGTCGTAGAAATGACTTTCCCAATACGCATAATTACGTTAGGGCCTGGCAACCTGGACGCGCAACGGTCACTACTCAACTTGGCTAGCAAGGTAATTACCAAAAAAATTGGCGTAACCGACGGGCGCCCAACTGTCGCAGTAATTGGCGGCAGCGAACTACCCGCCTACGATTTGACCATAACCCTACAAACCCAGGCAACCGCCTAAGATAGGTGCAACATGAAA